AGGGTGTTGCTTTAGAGGCTCCGGGGGTTCCGGTGGTCGATCCACTGGCCAAACTGGTTAGTGACAACAGGGCCATGAAGCTGGGCGGGCTGGTTAAGGCCGGATTGCTTACCCCCGCAGTCTGTACGCTGCTCACGGCGAAGTATGTTGAGCCGAAGGCCATAGCCTTGGAAATGTCCGAGGGAGACAAAGATGGGTTCGACACCCTATATGATGTCTTGGTGCAGAACCGCCCGGTGAAGTTGGGAGAGGTGACTGGCATACAGTCGCTTGAGTTGGTGAATCCGTCAGTCGCACAGCCTGATGCTATGGATAATCTCATCAATGCCAAACGGAAGGCTGCTGGCTTGACGGACTAAAAACAGCAAACAAGAATTTATTTTAGAGGATTATAATTATGGCAACAAAAGAAAAACCAGTGTGTTTCGGCGATGTGGTAAAGTCTATGTCCGCTCACGCTTTATGTACGGAACAGAGACATATCACGATGGTAGCTGCGGCTACCCTGCCCCTCGTAGTTGGTGAAATGATGGAACCCGATACTGCGGTAGCACAGATTGAAACTTATACCTGTGCAGGTACTGCTGATGGTGGGACGTTTGCTTTAGGTTTTGAAGGTGCATGGTCTGCACCTATAGCGTTTAATGCTAATGCCGCTGCAATTAAAGCTGCTTTTGAATTGCTTCCCACAGTAATTGCAACAGGTCTTACAGTAACAGCAAGTGCTGCTTTAGTTACGGGTACAACTATTACATGGTCTGCCGCTGCCCACTTGTCTGGAATTGATATTGACGCCCGTCTACTTACTGATGGTGGTGTTAGTATGGAAGGCGATAGTGCTATAGCAATCACGACCCCCGGAACTCTGGTAGCTGATATGGTTATCTGTGCTACTGGTGGTAACGTAACAGGTGTTTTGCTTGAAGACGTTGACTTGTTAGAGCTTCAAACTAATCCTCTTATTGAGAGGGCGTTTCTCGTAGCGAGTGACGGTGTGGCTATTGTTGATGGTGATAACCTTTATGCTGTTGCCGCTCAAAGTGCTGCTGCTATTGCCGCAATTGATGCCTTAGCCGGTATCAATGTTCGGTACGAGCCGAATATCTTTTCGAGTGGTACTGATGAGGATTCGTTACCGTAGTAGTTAATTGAAAATCAATATATTTTAGGAGAATAATCAAATGGCAAATGTACTTGATATGTTTAAGACCGACGGATATTCCCTCGCCTCATTAACGGGGAAAATCAATCGGATACCCCTCAAACCCACAAAGATTCAGAAAATGGGTTTGTTTAGTTCAGAGGGAGTAATGGGTACCACAGTATATCTCGATGAGCGTGACGGTGTGTTGCAGTTAATTCCAAAATCCGCAAGATGCACACCGGGTTTGGTAAACAAGAAAGAAGACCAAAGAGTCCGTAAATTTGAGACCATTCATTTGCAGCTTGATGATGCTGTATGGGTGTATGAGGTTGCGGGCAAAAGAGCTTTTGGTTCACCAGACCAAGCAGAAGGAGTAGCCTCTGTAGTTTTACGGAAGATTACTCGGATGCGAGACGCTCACGAAGCTACGCTTGAGTGGCATCGTCTTGGTGCTATTAAAGGCGTCGTGTATGATGCTGATGGCACAACTCTAATCCATGACCTCTATGATGAGTTTGGTGTATATCGTCCGGCTGATATTGACTTCGATGTTGATACTGCGGCAACGGAGCAAGCTCCACTGGCTATGGCGGCTAAACGAGTTATCGAAGGTGCTTTAGGTTTTGCAGCGTATGACCATATTCACGCTTTTTGTGGTGCTGGTTATATGAACTCACTGGTTGTCAATACAAGCGTCCGAGATGCTTATGATGCGTGGCAAGAAGGTGCTTTTGCCCGTAACGATATGCGTCAAGGTTTCCCGTTTGGTGGAATCTATTGGGAAGAGTATGTTGGCAAAGTTGGCGATAATGCTTTTATCGCTGACAACGAATGTCGTATATTCCCAGTGGGTGTTGATGGGTTGTTTTTGACCTACTTCGCCCCGGGAGATTTTAACGAAGAGATTGGTGCTGTCGGCAAGCCCTTCTATGCCAAACAATGGGAAATGGAAGACAGTCGTGGTATTAACATCACTACGGAGTCGAATCCGCTGTGCATCTGTACCCGTCCGAGTGCTTTGATTCGAGGCTACTACTAAGATACAATGGCAAGTGACTATTCAATACAGGTTGGTGACACGTCAATCGAGGCCACGTCGGTTGTCAACTCGGTTGGCGTGTACAACCTTTCTTGCGATATTGTCCGATTGACGAAAACCAATACGGCCTTGGGCGTGACAGAAGTCCCTGTAATTGTAGTTACCGCCATGCCGTGTAGTATCAAGTGGCTGTCCGGTAAAGAGAGTCTTAAATTCAACAAGGAGACCCAGGTACTCGACGGAACACTTTATTGTCGAGTCCCGGCTGGCGTCACTATCGTCAACACCGACAAGGTCTATTACAACAGTGAATACTACGAAATAGGAAATGTACTTGATGTAAACAATCTTGGCATACTTCTGGAGATTTCTCTGCGGAGGATAGCATGAAAATAGAACGCCACACGGATGAAGTATCAGAAGAAATTCGCAGTCGTTGTTTAGCGGCACTTTTAGGTTGTGCCCCAGGCATTGTCAAGTCGGCGAAGAGAATATCCCCGATACGAACAGGCCTTCTTCGTCGAAGTATTCAGGCGGATGTTGATTTCAACAACTTAACTCTCATTGTTGGATCACAAGTGCCGTATGCCGGATACGTTGAAAACGGGACAAGCAAGATGTCTGCTCGGCCCTATCTTCGTCCGGGGTTAATGGAAAACAAAGCTAACATACGCAGAATGTTTATGCTGGCAGGACTTAAAGGGATTGGTTTAGCGGAGACAGCATCCGGTTTGGGGGTAGAAATATGAACGCATTATTCACAGCCCTGTATACACGTTGGAACACTAATATGTCCCCTCATATTCTCTATAATACAGAGGCTATAGGGGAGGTTGTCTGGCCGTATGGTACAGTGGCACTCGTGAGCGATGTGCCGGACTGGACACAGCTGGAAAACTTTGAGGATTGCCTGATACAATTTAACCTATTTAGTGAGACGCCGGATTGTTCGGAAGTGGGTCTAATGTTTGAGGCATTGAAAGCAGCATTTGACAAACACGACCTTGCCATTGTGGGTTGTGAAACAATGAGTCTTGAACGACTCCAGGCCAACTTGATCCGCGTAGAGAACAAGTGGCAGTACATTGTAACTTATTTTGTGAAAATTCAAATTCTTTAGGAGATATAAATATGGGAACTCCCAAGCAAGGATTTTTTGGTAGGGTTGAATTAGTTGGAGGCCAGAGTCTTGGCACTACCAATTGGTCTATGAGTGGTGGCGGAAGGACGCCGCTTGCAATCGATGAACAAAGGGATGATGGGAAAATGTATTATCTTCCCGGTCAATTAGAAGGTGGAGATATTACACTTAGTGGCTTCTGTATGATCCATGACGATGCCGGACAGCAAATGCTTCACGATTACAAAGTATCCGGCGATCCAATCACGGACATCAAATTGTATATTGATAAAGTTTCCGGCACTTATTACACACCATCAGCCGGGGATTATGTAACAGTTTCCACTGCTGACACAATTACAAGTGATAAAGCCGGAATTGCTTCTTATACGGCCACACTGAAAGTTAGCGGTGTACTGGTTCCAGTATATACTGCTTCTGTCGATGCTCGTGCAATTGGGATTCATAACCTACTGGCTACCGCAGTAAACTTTGTCGGCGAGTTGCTTAGTATGGGTGGTGAGACCCCGATAAAATGTTATTTCGAGTACGGCGAGACGATTGCATACGGTACGGATACGATTGCAACCTGTGACGACCTTACCGAAGTTGGCTTGTTTGAGGCTGAGTCTGGTTTGCTTGTGACAGCCACGACTTATCATTGGCGGATAAAAGTCACCTGGAACGCCGGTGCTAATGTCTATCTCGGCCCGGATCAGACTTTCACAACTCCCTAATATTAACAATTAAGCCTCCGCAGGATAGGCCGACAATCTGATTCCTGCGGAGGTATTTTTGAAAGGGCTTAACATGATAAATTTCAAAATAGAAAACGAGGGGACGTGGTTCTCGTTTGAGGAAGATAATCCTGACAGTGGAAAAATCTGCTTGAGAATCATTCCTGCGGATGAATACGACCGGATACTTGAATTAACAATTAAACATCCCAGTAAAATCAAACGGGGGGAGGTTAAGACCGAGATTGATGATGACCTTGCTCGGAAATTGCGGTGGGATTACCAGATTGTTGATTGGTCAGATACTTTTATTGAAGGTGAGCCTGCCGAATGTAGCATAGACAACAAAGAGAAATTGATGAAACGAAATGCTTGGTTTAGGTTTTTTGTCAATGAACATCTTAATATTCTTTCCGAAGCCAGTATCGAGATTACCGAGGCCCGACTAAAAAACTTGCCGACTTCGTAGCGTTTCAACGCCGTAAAATCTCTTGTACTGTATGTATTGAATTGCATCTTAGAAAGTTAAAAGAGCCTCCTTGTGATAAATGTCATGTTGTGCTTGCGGCTGAGAATCGTAGAACGTGGAAAATCTACGACCTCTGTCGCAATCAGATAAGGCTGACTTCTATGGGAAAAATAATTGGACTTGATTATAATGCAGTCATCAAGATTTTGGAAATGTATGGCGGAGACAAGGAAATGTTCAATGAGATTCTTTATTGCTGGAACGTAGAACGGGGGTTAGATAATGACTGATTTTAATTTATTTACTGCCGGGGTTCAGCTAAGGGTGGAAATAGATGCTCTCAGTGCACAGCTTAAACAAGCTGAAAATATGTGTGATGCGTCTGCCAAAAAGATAGAGGCAACAAAAGAACGCCTGTTAGCCAAAGAGCGGAAGCTATATAAAATTGAATATGACGCCTATGCGGAGAACGAAGCCCGTAAAGAGAAGCTGCTCAAAAAAGGCGAGAAAAGTTTTGGCGACCGCATTAAGTCTATGCAGACGATGATGACCTACTTTAGTGCCGCTCTTGCCTTTCGCGTGGCTGTCCCCATAGTGCAGGGATTTTTGGACATGGGTACTGCCATGCACAAGGCCGCACGTGAGGGGGGAAATGTAGGGAGGGTCTTTGCAGAGAGTATTCCCGTAGTTGGTGTTTTGGTTAAAAGCCTGAATAATCTTAATGATGAGCTTAGCGGTGAAGCCGAGATACGGGAAAGACTTGCCAAGTTCCAAAAAAACTCAATTACTGATAGACAACTTGAATATGAAATAATCCTTGATAGTCTTGCGGGGCGTGCCAAAGAGATAGCCATAATCGAACATCAGTACGAACTTAAAAGGAAACAACTATTAGATAGCAGACAAGCCAATGCGGAATTGAAAGCGGAGTTGGAAGCTCAATTAAAAATCGAAGAGGCATTTGAACAAACATTCAAAAACTGGCAAGGGGATAAGGTAGAAAAAAATCCTTATTCAAAAAAAGTACGTAACTTAAAAGAACAGATAATTGATCTTGCCGAGAAAACAGCAAGGGCAAATAGGCTCTTAGACCAGTTAGGGGAAAACAAAGAGGTAAAACTTACTCCTGCTTGGGTATCTCAAGTTGAAATTCCATCTGGTACGTTCTCCGATGATGATTATACGAAAGCTATGGCAGAAGCGGATAGGTGGAACACTTATGAATTAAAACTTGCTCAAAAGACCGCCGATGAAGCTGAATCTATCGCCAGAGACCACATAAACTGGTTGCGTGGACAAGATAATATGTCACTTGACCAGAAAATTGAAAACCTCAATGCAAAAATGGAATATCTACAAGAGTATTATGGCTATCAAATGGATGCCGAAAAATTGCTGGCTGATGAAAGAAAGAGGTATCAAGAACAGAATGTAAAAGATTGGGACGCTGTTGGTATGGCAATAGAAAACCACTTCAAACAGGCAATGGATTGGGGCAAGAACCTCGGCAATGTTCTCTGTAATGCTTTCGATAGTGCTGCTGAGTCTTTTGCCGATATGCTTATGAAAGAAGAAGTTGACTGGAAGGAGTTTAGTAGGGCGTTTGTCAAAGAGCTTTTGGTAATGATTATAAGGCTGGAAATGGCTGCCGCACTTAAAGCAGCACTTGGGTCTCTTGGTGGTGGTTATACACCAACCCCATCTGCTATTGAGACACAAGCTGGGTTTCTTGCTTCTTTACCATCCTCTGCAACAGCAGCAGACGGCGGCTATGTAGACAGGTCTGGGTTGGCCGTTATCCATAAGGGGGAAACTGTAACCCCTGCGGGGGGCGGTAATGTTACTGTCAATGTTAATAATCAGGCGGGCGTACAGGTTGACGTTGATAACTATATGCAGTCTGACCAGAGAATTATTGACGTAACATTAAGAGCCGCAGCAGGAAATGGAACTTATCAAAGAAGTCACGGGCTGAGGAGATAAACAATGGCAAACTTTCCGGCATTATCGAGGTCACCTGGGGCTACTGGATTTACAGA